CCCACGCCCGGCACCAGACGATCTCCTCGTCCGGCACGGCCGCGATCTTCTGGATCCGATCCGCCTTGAAAAGCCCGCCCTCGCGCGGCGTCGGTCGCTGCTCGAGCTGGGCCGAGGACGCATAAGGTCCGAGCGTCTTGACGAGATCGTCCACCGCTCGCTGCGAGAACCGCTCCGGCCACATCAGCTCGCCCTCGTCTCGGCGCGGATCCGTCCAGCCGATCGAGGTCGTGCGCGCCCGGGTGCTGTCATAGTGCATCGGGATCAGGAGGTGCTCGTAACCCTGCTCGATCGCCGCTGCGGCCACGTCCTCGTGATGCACGCGCTGCATGATGCAGACGAAGGCGCTGCGATCGAGATCGTTGACCCGGCTCGGGACGACCTCGCGGAACCATTGCAGCGTCTCGCCCCGGATCGCCTCGCTCTCGGCCTCGAGGACGTTGTGCGGATCGTCGATCACGAAAACGTCACCCCGCTCGCCGGTGGCTCGGCCCTTGACCGATGTCGCCATCATCGAGCCGGTCTCGGTGTTGGCAAAGTTCACCTTCTGCGCCTGATCGCTCGAGAGCTGCACCTGCGGAAAGAGGCGGCGATAGCGGTCGCTCTCGACGATCATTTTTGCCCGGCGGTTATCTCGCGCGGCCAGTGCCTCGGCATAGGACGCGCCGATATACCGGAGCGACGGGTTCGAGATCCAGCTCCACGTCGGCCAGAAGGCGCGCGTCAGAAGCGACTTCATCGAGCCCGGTGGAACGGTGATGAGGAGCTTTTGGATCTCGCCGCGCGTGACGGCCTCGAGGTGCTCGGCGATCGCTTCGATCGGCCAGCCTGTCACGAGCCTGCGCCCGGGCTCGAGCACCGGCCAGAAGGTCCGCGCAAAGTGAAGCACCGACCGACGGCAAAGCTCGGCGTCGATCAGGTCACGATCCGCTGTCGTTATCCTCGGAAGCTGCATCTATCATCGCGTTTGAAAGTTCGAGGAGGGCCTCGGTTGAGAGCTTAGTATAGTCCACTGTCTCGACGCGCGCAGTCAATTCGACTTGCTGCTTCACCTGATCGGTCTGCCCGAGCATCTGCTTTCCGAGCCAGATCTGCGCCGTGACGTTGCCGTCCTCGGCCGACTTCCATTGCATCCGGCGGAGCGACGCCTTCCCGGTGGCGGAGTGCTTTTGATAGAGGGCTTCAAAATTTTCCACGCCGGGGATCCCTTGCTCGGCGATCCGGCGGTTGAGCGTGGTGTCGGACATGCCCAGAATAGAGCAGATCTCGTCGCGGGTGCAGTGGATCCGGATCATCGAAATGAGCTGGGTCAGCTCCTTTTCGGTCATCGGCTTTGACGGGCCTTTAGGTCCGGTCTTCTTGCGAGGCGGTTTCATTTCTCGATTATCCATCCTGCGAAGTCCCCTAGCCTGAAGAACTCGACTGCTTGCTTTGGCATCTCGTGTCTCGACATCGGCCTTTGAACGCCGCTGAGACTTAGCTCCTTCGCGACAATATCAGATGGTAGAGCTCCGGCCTTTAGTTTGTTTGCCAATGTCAGCCTTGCGTTGATCGTCGAGATATAGCCCGCGCCCGCCTCCATTCGTTCAACCATCACGATCGCGCCGCCGTCGTTCAGTCGCTTGAGCAGCTTATCGACGAGAGCTCTTCGCTTGCTGACGGGCATAAAGATCGTCGCGAGAAAGCTGACGGCGAAGTCGAAGGGCTCGAAGTCGAAGTCGATCGCGTCTGCGGTGACCAGCTCGCCCGGTCCAGTGTACCGATCGGACATTTGCTCTGACTTCTCGATCGCGACGAGCCTTGCACCTCGATCGTCGAGGATGTCTTTGATCGCGCGACCGACGTTTCCGGTCGATGCCCCGATGTCATAGACGAGACCGTTCTCCGGGATGTAGTGACGCGCGATGTGGAGGAGCGCATCGGTCGCAAGATCATACCACGGCAGTTGCTCTCGAACGTGACTGTCGAACGCATCTGCGACGCCGTCTGCGTCGAATGACCACTCGCCTTCAGCTGGAACTTTCACGAAGCACCCCCAGACTTAGTAGATTTTCGGCGACGGCCTTCATCATAAAGGGCGCAACCATCCTTCCGAGCCGCTCGACTTTCTGCTGGTATGTACCGGTCAGAACGTAGTCGTCGGGCACAGACATGATCCGCTTTACCTCGGCGACCGTAAAGCCTCGATTGTCCCAGTGACAGACCTTCGCCGCTCCGATATTGCCGCACGTTGCCGTGATACAATTGGCGACACTGTCCCGCCTTGATTTGATTAGGTTGAAGTATTTCTTGCTCTGCTCTCCGGGCTTTAGGAGTTTGAGCTGTTTATAGACGGCATACTTCTCCATATTCGTATCGGCTCTGTCTTCATCGTTCAGGAGGAGATCGGACAACGCTTGCCCGAGCGTCGGCCTGCTATCTGTTGGCTTTGGATGCAGATTTCTCGCCATCTCAGCCTTCCAGAGATCTTGGCGGATCCCGACGAAGATCGTCCTCGATCGCTTCTGTGGGACGCCGAGCCATTGAGCATCTAAAACCTTGCACTCGACGTGGTATCCCGACGCTCGGAGATCTCGGAGGATTTGGTTCAGGTATCCCTTCGCGACGCCCTTCGCCAAGCCGCTGACGTTCTCGGCGATGAACGCCTTTGGCATTAGATCTCGCAGGATCCGGATGTACTCGAAGAAAAGATCCTCGACGTTCTCTTGCGATGCGTCGGAGTATTTCTTCGACTTGCCCCAGCCCTTATCTCGGCTCCCGGCGGTCGAAAAAGCGGAGCAGGGAGGGGAGCCGTCGAGAATGTCGAGCTCGCCTTGCTTCTTGCCTACCAGATCGAGGATCTCTTGCCCCGATAGCTTGCGAATATCGCCGGGTAGGATCTTCGTCGTCGGCCAGTTCGCGCTGTAGGTTTTCACCGCTTCCGGGATGAACTCATTGACGGCGAGCACCTTGCCACCGGCCATGCGATAGCCGGTCGAAGATCCACCTCCTCCCGCAAAGAGAGAGACGACCTCGAACTTGTGGTTGCCATGATCCGTCTGCTCTCGAAGAGATGCGACGCTCGGGATCGTGTACTCAGCCATCGAACTCAAACCCGCATTTAGGGCATGTGTGCGCGAGCTCGGTCTCGTCGGCTTCGCCGAAGCCGTCTGGCGCGTCGACGTCGCTCGAAGGGTCATTCGAGAATGACGCGAGCTCGCTTGCGTCGAAACCGATAACGTCGATGTCGAAGCCTACATCTTCGAGGTCTTGGATCTCGAGCGCGAGGAGCTCGGTGTCCCACTCGGCCAGCTCGGCCATCTTGTTGACGCTAAGCCGGAACGCCTTGATCTGCGCCTCGGTCATATCGTCGGCGAGGACCACCGGCACCTCGGCAAGCCCGAGCTTCTTCGCGGCCTTGAGGCGCAGGTGCCCGTCAACGATTGTGCCGTCGCTCTTCGCGCAGATCGGGACGCGGAAGCCGAACTCTCGGATCGCGGCCGCGACCTTATCGACGGCGTGGTCGTTCTTGCGCGGGTTGCGCGCGTAAAAGACAAGGCGCTCGATCGGCCAGTTCTCGAAAATTAGGCTCATGCTTCTCCCCACGATCGCCCGGATCGGATCCGAGCTCCTGCCGAAATCATATGCGTCTCGCGCAATTTTCGCAAGCGTTCACCTCTGCCACCACTCGGCTAGGCGATCAGCGACGCCGAGGTTCGCGGCGATCGCGCCCAGCTCGTGCAGGACGCGGATCCACTCGGGCTCGACGAGGACGTGCGGGTTCCGCAGCGCGACGTAGGTGTAAGCCTCGAGATGATCGGCGAAGCGGAGATGCGGGTGCTTCTCCTCGATCGGCCGGATCCCCATCTTGGCGCGGGATTGCTTCTCGGCCTGCGATACGGAGAAGCCGAGCGCGGTGTTCTGCGCCTTGATCGGCCCCGGGACGTCCCCGACGTAGAGCTCGCCGCAGTCGTGATGCAGCGCGGCATAGATCAGATCCGGTGAGGCGTCCGGCCAGAAGAACAAGATGATCTGCGCGACCCGGCCTTGATGATCGGCGAGGGTCTGCGCCGGGACGTCAGGGTTCGCGTGCCAGCGCCGGACGGAGCCGGAGCGATAGATCGGGTGGATCCCAACGACGCGGTGGTCGTTCATGCTTTTTCTCCCGTCCACATTCCCATCGTTTTTCCGTTGCAATCAACGAGCCTGACCGTGCCGCGCTTTGCGTCGCGCGCCGCAATGCGGAACTGGCGCGCGGCCTCGGACGGGATCCCGGCGTAGATCTCGCGCGGCTCGTCGGTCTTACGACCAGACCAACGGATGACGCGGTACTTCACTCCGGCGATCATATCCCTCGCGTCGCGGAGCGCGTCCTGCTTCATCTTGCACCAATCCGGCGTGAACTCCGGCTCGATCTCGCGCGCCTCTGCGTGGTCGCAGACCCGGCTTTTGCCGCGCGGCCGGTTGAAGATGCACCAATGGCAGTGGATCCTCTTGATCTCGTTTGTCTCCGCGTCGACGATGATCGCCGGGCCGAAAGATCGGTTCATTTTTTCTCTCCCTTTTTGGTGTAGATGACGTGGCGCTCGAGGTTCAGGAAGTCGAGGATCTTGCCGGTGGGCGGGCGGGATCCCCGGATGACCTCGTTTAAGAAGCTGCGAGAGACGCCGATATGGTCGGCCAAGCTCGCTTGCGTTTGCTTATCGACCACCATTTGCAAGTGAAGCCGGACCATGGCCTCGGTGAGGTGCGGGTCACTCATAGCTCTCTCCTTTGATCTCTGCGAGGGCGCCTATGGCAAAGTATTTGATTGCCACATGCGACGGCGGGTAGTCGGCTTCGCAGTCACGCACAAGCATATCCAACGCCTCCACTGCCTTCGCCAGCTTGGCTTCAAGGGCGTCCCGCTCGTCTCTGGCTTCTTCGATGAATGTTTTTCGCAGCCGTGCTAAATGCACCGCCTCATCCCGCTCCTTGATTAGGGCTTCGATGCGGTCGGCGGCGGCAACGTCATCGTCCCACGTTGCACCCTCCCGCAGCCGTGCGATCAGTTCTTGGTCGTCAGTCATGCTCAATCTATCCATGTCTGCACCAGTAAAGCGTTTAGTTGGACAACCTGCCCCAGACTAGCCATGCGCCACCGCCCCCAGCCCCAACTACCGAGACCTTCTGGGCGAGACTTCCGGACCATGACCACGGGGAGCCACCCCCATTTGAGATGGATGCAGACTTGTTGCGCTTCGTGCGAGGGCTCACTCATGCTCGTCCCTCCTCGATCTGCGCCGCAAAGATCTTGCGCCATTTGTAAATGCTCGGGCGCGATACGCGGTGCAACTCTGCGGCGCGCTCGATCCCGAGCCGCTCGGCGTCACGGACCGCAGAGAGGCGAAGTTCGTCGGTGAGCCCGTAGTCTGGGTGCAGCCCGCTCATCTCCGACCCCTCGTCCAAGCCAGACGCGAGATCTTGTTTGCCAGATCGTCGAGCTCGGCGACCGAAACGTCCCGATGGTCGAGCAGCGCAGTGTAAACCGCTGCGGTGAACCGCTTGGACGGCAAGCTCTGCGCGCCTTGAATTATCGCGCCAACAGCCTCGGATTGGACGTCCCGGATGACCATCCGATCCGGCGTCTTTCGCTTAAAAAAGAGTGACATTTTTCTTCTCCCAAAGTGTCTTGATCCGGGCCTTGAGCGCGTCGCGCCGAGCCGCCGGATAGGTTTCGATGAACTCCCGTCGCGCCGAGAGCGTCGAGAGCTCGATCGCGTGAGCCGCTGCGCTGTCGATCTGCGCATCCCGGCACGCCTTGCCATAAGCGTCCCGGATCTTCTGCGTTGGCAAGTAAACCTCGCCAACACCGATCGCGTCGCCCTCGCGCCACGCGTTCATTTGAGCGGCTTCCGGGCGATATAGGCAAAGAGCTTTCCAGCTCGGCGCTGGTAAAGCAGGCAGAGCTTTGCCTCCGCCGCTGCGGCCGCGTCGTGCTTGTGGCACCCGCCCGCATATTCGCCGACGTGATAGATGATCTCGTCGCCCGGCTGGGCATCCGCAAGGGCATGAACGAACATGCCCGTGCGCTGCTTTGTGATGTCGATCTGCGCCATCAGAACGGGATCTCATCGTCGAGATCATTGCGCGGCGCTGGGTTTGGAAGCCCGCCATATGCCTCCTCTTGCCCCTTCGCTGCGCCACCACCCCCGCCTCCGGCGCTGTCGAGCATGATCAGCTTTGCGTCGAAACCGCTGAGCACGACCTCGGTCGACCAGCGATCGTTTCCGCTCTGATCTTGCCACTTCCGGGTTCGGATCGCGCCCTCGATATAAATCCGCTTTCCCTTTTCGAGATATTGCTCGACGACGCGAACGATCGGCCCAAAGACGACCACCGAGTGCCACTCCGTGCGCTCCTTGTCATCGCCCGACGCCTTGTCCTTCCACTTTTCCCCGGTCGCGAGCGTGAACGACGCGACCTTGTCGCCGTTCCCCATCGTCCTGATTTCGGGGTCTCTGCCCAGCCGCCCTAAAAGCGTTGCGCGGTTCAAATCAGCCATTGCATCCTCCGTTGATTGCTCGCGCAGAAAATCACAAATTTGCGAACCGCGCGAGATGTTTCTTGCGTTTGCCGCAATTATTCTTGCGGCATCCTTTGCGGCGATAGGCCTGCTTCGGCCAAGATCTCGGCTGCGCGTTCTGCTGAGATCCTCTCGCGCGGGAGCTGCGGCGTCGAGAAGTCTCGGCCGGTGCGCCGGAGCTCGAGCATCTGGACGGCCGACGGAACGCCGTTCATCTCGACCCGGCATCGAGCGGCTATGTCGCCCTCGAGCGGCCGCTTGCGCCGATCGGGGTTGGCGTCGCTTTTCCACCAGCGCACCGCCCGCTCGATCGCCCAGCGAGGGAACCCGCCAAGCGCCTCGCGCCAATCCTCGGCCTCCATCTCGCGCACCGCCTGCGGCGTGTCCTTCTCGTAATAGGGCAGGAGAAGGGCTGCGACGCGGGCAAGGCACCAGATCGGATCCGTTGGCACGAGGAGCTTGCCGGAGACCCGCTCGACGTCAGCCTTGGCGGGGAGTTGATCGAGCGGCAACCGCGGCAAACGCCGCAGCCATTCCAGACCCTTGTCGATCTGCTCCTCGCTGAGCTCGCTGTTTGTCGTTGAAATACCATTCCGGCTTGATTGATTGCCAACCGCGTTCTTCTGCGAGACCAAGTGCGTCATCCGTATCTCCACCGGCGTTGAATATTTCCTGAAGGTTTGCCGCGAGCCGCTTGGCTGCGGTAAGGGTCAGCGCCTTCGCCTTAGATCGCTTGCGATAGGCGATGAAGCTCGAGACGGCGTCGGGCGAAGCCCAAAGCGCGAGGATCCGCGAGATCTCGATCGCCTCGCCTCGTGTTTTAACATCTGGTTTAATATCTGGGTTTATATCTGGTATTGGTTCGCCCAGTAGGTCAACTTCATTTGCCCTCGTGGGCAAATCGGGTTGCGTCGCTGGGCAATACCATTTGGTCCGATCATAGGCAGAAGTGTTGAAGCATCCGGACAAGATCAGCCCGTCCTCCTCGAGGCGATCGAGCGATGATCGGATCTGTTTTGCCGAGAGATAGGGGAACAGCTCGGCCCACGCCTTCACGCTGTTGTAAGTCCAGAACCTGCCGTCGTGCTCGTTGTGTCGGTTCGCGGCGTTCTTAGCGCACCACCAGACGATGTTCTGGTAGAGCACCGCAGCGTTCACGCCGACGCGCGCTGCTATCTGTGGATCAAAACTGTGCATCGTGGCACCTCCTTAGTGGTTGTGGAGACGCCGCCCGCAATGCTATCTTGCGGTCAGCGCATCTCTCTCATGCGCTTTGCCGAGATCAGCGGTTTCTCCCCCGCTGCGGCATTGGTGCGGGTCGAGCGCCTGCCAGAACGCTCCCCGCACCGATACTTTACCGTCGTCTGCCGGTTGGTTCCAGCTTAGTTTTTGTCACCTCCCGGATCTCGAGACCCATCGCCCGAGCCACGGCCACGCGAACCTCATAGTCGCGCGTCGGCATCCCCTTGGCGTCCTCGTAGATCTGCACGCCGTCCTCGACATAGGCGAAGTCGAACGTGAGCTTCATCTTGCGCCCGGTGCGCGTAAAGAGCGGGCGAAATTGGCCCAGGAGCTCGATCGCCACCTGCCGCCGGAGATCCGAGATCTCGCGGCCGCGCTCGAGGAGCTGGAGCTCGCACCATCGCTGAGCCTCGAGCTTGCTGTCGAAGGTGATGTCCCCGATCTGCGTCGGCTTCGCGCCATACTTATTCTTCGATGCTCGCCGGAAGGCGCTGGGCACAATCTTCATTCCCAGTCGTCCTCGCCGACGGATCCGTTCGTGATGAACGCGATATATTTGCGCGTCGGCCGCTCGGGCCGAACGGTCCCGGAGAGCCACCGGGAAAGATGGTCGCTGCGGACGCCGACGATCTTCGCGAAGTCCTGTTTTCTCAAGCCCATAGACCGGATGTGATCCGCGAGGGCGATGCGTGCGGGTCTGTTTTCCATGCCGCATCATATCGCGACGCTTTTCTTGCGTCCATCGCAAGTTTTTTTCTGGCAACTAATGTTGAGGAAGTTTACAAAAAACATAGAAGAAGCAAGCAAACAAGGATTATCCAAATGGCCGCCCAGACCTTTGCCCAGATCGCAAGCCTCGCCAACGCGCTGCCCGTCGGCCGCCTCGAAGACCTCGCCGACCGCGTCAAGTACATGGTCTACTGCGCCGAGCTGAACGCGCACGAAACCATCCACTTGGACAAGGCTGCCAATGAGGGTGACTTCGACGCGCTCGCCCTCGCATCGCTGGAGAGCAACCTGTGCTTCTGCGAAGACCATGATGTCTGCAAGTGGTTCGCCGAAAACGACGTCGCATTCTAATCGCAAACAGGAGACGAACATGACGAAATACAGTGGATACAATGGCTGGAAGAACAAAGAGACGTGGCTGGTCAATTTGTGGCTTGGGGATCTTCTCGAGAGCGACAAAGAAGACGGCGCGATCATCAGCGCGGACTACGTTCGCGAGATCGTCGAGGATATGGTCGAACAGATGTCGAGCTCCGACTTGAAGACGAACATGAGCGGCCTGATTGCCGATCTTCTGAACTGCGCTCTTTGCGAGATCGACTATCGCGAGATCGCAGAAGTTTATCGCGAAACCGAGGAGGCGTGATCCTTCTCGAAGATCAAGATTTCGCTTTCCAGAAGCGCAGAAGAAAGCTACAAGGAATACAGGAGAAACACGGAGAACCTCGATGTATAAGCTGACCCAGAACAACACGACCCGCGCCCTGCCCGAGACCGTTTCGAGCTTTGGCTTTAACCGTCTCGCGAAGCGCCGCCTCGGCGAGAGCATCGGCTTCGACAACGGCGGGGACATCGCGCTGGTGTTCGACGCCGACGGCCACACGCTCGCGGAATACACCTACGTCGAGCGGGTGTTCAGCACCGAAGCATACTTGAACGGGTGAGGCACAAAATGACCCAGATGAAATTCGAATTTCTTCAGGACGCCGAAGGTTTTACCGAGATCGTTGAGGGTAGAACGGACGGTTCCTCAATCAAGTGGGATGTTCGCTTTCCGACAAAAGCCGATGCGACCGCGGCGATCGACACATACAAGCGCAGGCTCAAGTGCCGGACGACATGGGGCCTCGCAGGATGACCGTATCAGCCACATACCACGGGGAGGAGATGACCGTCTCCTTCACCGCCGAGACCGAGCGCACCGACTACGGTGTGCCCGGCTCGCCCGTCTGGGACGAGATCGACCCGACCACGATCCGGGTCTCCTCGATCGAGATCCTCGGCGTCGAGGTCAAGCACCTCGCGTATCTGCCGAAGGAATTACAAGACGCGATCCTCGGCCTCGCCGACGGGCTCGAGTGGGAATGAACGAAACCGGCGCACGAAGGGCAATGACGCCCGCGCCACTAACCGGAGGAACGACAATGCGGATTAGGGACATCATCGCGGACGCGATCGGAGCTGCGGCTCTCTTTGGGATTGGTTTTGGCGTGCTCGTCATCGGGCACGGGATGGGGTGGTAAAATGAAGGGCATCGCAACAGCTCTCGCCAAGGCGCAGGCGAACATGGGCAAGGCTCTCAAGGCCAACAAGAACGACCACTTCCGGAGCAAATACGCGGATCTCGGCAACGTCATGGACGCCTGCCTCCCGGCCCTTAACGAGGTCGGCATCGCGCTGATCCAGCCTACCGGCACAGACGAGCGCGGGAACTTCGTCGAGACCATCTTGATCCACGGCGAGAGCGGCGAGCAGCTCTCCTGCCGCGTTCCGCTGATCCTCGGCAAGAACGACATGCAGGGGTTCGGATCCGCCGTCACCTACGCGCGGCGATACGGGCTCATGGCAATGGCGGGGATCGCGCCCGAGGACGACGACGGCAACGCCGCTGCCGCCTCCGCGCCGAAGGGCAAGCCCGCTCCGAAGCCGCAGGAGAACCCGAACGAGGCGATCGAGCGCGCGGTCGAGTATCTCGGCGAAGCAAGCGGCCTCGAGGATCTCAAGGAACGCTGGGGTCGGATCCCGAAGCCGGTGCAGGCTGCGAAGGAGGTCATCGCGGCCAAGGACAAGGCCAAGGAACGCCTGACCGATATCAACGACGAGATCCCCTACTGAGGGGGTCTCGCAACCGCAACCGGAGGAACAGATGAGCACGATAGGCCACAACAACCCGCCCGACCCGATCGACACTGCGCTCGCCCCGTTTGGCGACGCGATCGAGGAGGCGCAGAACTGGCTCGACGGCGAGCCGATCGAGAACGAGGAGCAGCTCCGCGCAACGGACGAGCTCCTTAAAACGATCAAGACCGCGATCAAAGAACTCAACGCCGCCCGCGACGACGCGACGAAGCCGCTGCACGAAGCATGGAAGGCGGAGGTCGCGCGCTGGAAGCCGACGCAGGACGACCTCGAGCGGATCTCGAAGGGGATCGTCGCGGCGCAGGATCCGTTTAAGCGCGCCCTCGCTGCCAAGAAGGAGGCGGAGAAGCGCGCCGCGTGGGAAGCCGCCGAGAAGGCGCGAAAAGAAGCCGAGGAGGCGGCTTTTGCCGCGAAGGCGTCCGACATCGCGGCGCAGCGAGAAGCTGCGGAGAAGGCGGCTCTCGCGCAGCGCGCGGCCGAGGAAGCGAGCGCCAAGTCGAAGGAGAAGGTCAAGGGGATGCGGACGGTCCGCAAATACGAGATCGAGGACCATCGCGCAGCCCTGCACTGGATCGCCAAGAACGATCGCGCGACGATGACCGCCTTTATCGAGACTTATGTCGGGATGAACCACAAAACGGCCGAAATTGCCGGCGTGCGGACATGGACCGAGAAGGAGGCGTTTTGATGGACCGCAAGAAGATCGTCGAGACCTTCGAGCGCATCGAGCGCGAGGGCGGAGGGCTTGCCAAAATGGAGGCAAGCCTGACCCTGAGCAAGACGGCGATCGAGCTCGATGTTCCACGTGAAACAGTGCGCTCGGTGATGATCGACCACTGGACCATGCAGGGAGGTGGTTGATGCCTTACCGGGTCCGCCTGACCGGCCTGCGCCAACGCGCTTATGCGCACCAGCTCATCGACGCCGCGCCGGACTATTCGACGGTCCAGATCATCGGCGGCGATCGAACCGCCGACCAGAACGCGAAGATGTGGGCGATGTTGACTGACGTCGCTCTCGCGCGGCCGGAAGGTCGCAAGTGGACGCCGGAGACTTGGAAGTCGGCGTTCATGCACTCCCTCGGGCATCAGGTGCAGTTTGCCGACGGCCTCGATGGAGCGGGTCCGTTCCCGCTCGGGTTCAGATCCTCGAAGCTCTCTAAGGCGCAAATGAGCGACCTGATCGAGCTGATTTATGAATATGGATCCCGGCACGGGATCGAGTGGAGCGAAAAGGAGACGACATGAAACCGAAATTGACTGTGGTCCGGTGGCGGACCATCAAGAAGCTCGAGCAGTTCCAAGACCGGGTCTTCACGGCAGGGGAGGCGGACGTGCACGGCGCGTCTCTCTTTAGCCTCGAAGAGTGCGGCTGGATCGAGCGCGCGGACCCGCCCGAGGATCTGCCCTTTGCCGTGGCAACGCAAGGGCACCACTGGCGAGTGACTGAGACCGGCCGCGAGGTGATCGCGGTATTGCCGAACGAACCCCCAAGGAGGATGTGAGATGTCAGACGCATACGAAGTGACCGCCGAGGAGCTTTTGCAGTTCATCGAGCGGATCGAGACCCAGAACGCGGCGATCGCCGACGAGACCGAGGCGCGCAAGGAGATTTACTCCGAGGCAAAGGGCCGAGGATATTGCACGAAGACGATCCGCAAGATCGTAGCCCTGCGGAAGAAGCGGGCCGACGACATCGCCGAGGAGGAGGCGATCGAGAGCATGTATCGCGCCGCCTTGGGGATGTCGTGATGCGGTGGCTCCTGATCCCGATCATGCGCCCGATCGCCAAACGCCGCTTAGTCGAGCTTTACGCCGACCGGGACCGGATCCAGAAGGCGATCAATAGCGCGCGGAAGGGTCGGTCGCGGGTCTCGGATCTTTACGAGCTCGCGAAGCGGACCAACCGCGAGTGCCATCGCTGGGAGCGGTGGACGTGAACCTGACGGGCCGAGGACCGCTCGGGCTCAAGAAGCCGAAGCCGGAACGAGGCACAGACAAGGCGCGGGCACATCTTGCCCGCGTCAAGTCTTTGCCCTGCGTCGTCTGCCGCAAGCCCGGACCATCGGACGCGCACCACGTCATCTGCGACCGATACGGACAACGGAAGGCAAGCGACTTCGAGACGATCCCGCTCTGCAAGGCGCACCATCAGGACGGGCCGGAGGCGATCCACAACGGCAAGGCATCGTGGGTCGAGAAGCACGGACCGGACCACGGCTTTCTGCCGTTGGTAGATGAGTGGCTTCGTGATATGGATTAGACGCCCAGCGCGTGGTGGCTTTGTAACTCGCGCCGCGCGGCGAGGCTGGCCACCTCCCTGAGCCTCGTCGCGCACCGAGATCCGGCCCCCGGGGATAACCCCGAGGGCCTTCATCATCAGCCGATCAGCTTTGCCAGCGTCTTCGGGCCGACGACCCCGTCCGGCGTGAGACCGTTCGCAGATTGCCACGCCTTCACCGCGCGCTCGGTGCCGGGACCGAAGTCGCCGTCCGCTGCGATCCCGAGCGCTTTCTGCACGCGCTGCACGTCCTCGCCCTTCGACCCGACGCGCAGAGAGCCCCCAGAGCTCGCCGCCGCCGCAGGAGCAGCCGCGACCGGCGCGGATCCGGTCAAGACAGCCATCGCCTTGGCATAGCGCGCTTGACGGTCTGCGAGCCCGATGTCGCCCCCGTTGATGATCTTCGTGAGCTTCACGACGTCGCCGGTGTCGGCGACCGCGTTGAGGTTCCTCGAGCCCCAGAACCAGAGCGCGCTCTCGAGCGCCCCCTTCTTGGTGAGAAGATACTCCGCAGCCTCCTCGGCGGTGAGCCCCACGGTCTTTCCGAACGCAGCGTGATTTGCTCGGCCCGTGACTTGCTTGAGACCTTTGCCTCTCATGGCGAACCCGTCATTTTCAAAAATATTGCCAAGGGCTCCGGCGGCGCTGCGGTTCTTGTCCATGTAAACGTAGTTCGCGAGCTTCTGCGGGTTCCGGGCATACTCTGCCGGGTTCGCTTTTCCGGGTCCAAAATAGCGCGGGAAGACGCGCAGGAGGGTCTCCTCCTTGTAGGAGAGCCCCTCCTCGAGCACCCGGAAATCCGAGCTCTCGTGCGCGCACTGGGCCACGAACCCGGCAATCCGCTTCGGGGTCGTGATCTCATACTTCGGAAGCATCTCGTTCAGCGCGGCGCACCATTCGCCGATCTCTTTGTTCGTCGGGATCATCGCGCCCAGTTGGGCCTCGGTGAGCAGGGTCATCTCTTAGCTCCTTAGTTGCACCACGAGGTCTTAGCCTCGCCTTTGTAAGGGCGGGCGAGACCCGCCTCGATCAGCATGTCCGAGAGGCTGTGCCCGTCGAGGAGCACATGGCCCAGCACGCGGCCACCATACTTGTCCCAAGACTTGATCTCGATCTCGACGAGCTGCGCCGTGGCGACCTTGCCCTTCGTGAACGCGCTCGCCTCGGCCGCTTTCTTGGCTTCGGCCTCGCACTGGGCGCGCGGTGCCTTCTCCGGCGTGTCGATCCCGAGGACGCGGATCGAGAGCTTCG